TTTGCTAGTGGAGCATAAGTATTGGCAAGGTTGCCGCCCAATGAAAGCGCATTGGTTGCCGTCGCCGCAGTGCCCGAAGTGCTTTGATTGAGCGTGGGGAAATTCGTTAGATTGATCGCCGAGAAAGTGGGGGCAGAAGAGAATGTAGGAACCGCCGCCGACCCAGTGAAATTACCGAACACCGTATTCGCAAGCTGAGTGTTTGGCGTAAGAGTCAGAGTGCCAGAGCCGGTCACAGGAGAATTACTCACCGTGTAAAGCACATCGCCGGGATTGCTGATCCCCACGCTGGTTACAGTTCTGTAGCCAGTCCACACCACTGTCACAGTCCCACTCCCACTTAGTGTGACTGTGACACGACCGTAGTTCACAGTGCCCGCAGTTACAACAGACTGCCCCGTAGTACCGCAGTTCTGACTTGCAATCACTCCTCCTGTGGTCCACACAGAACTATCAGGCGAGGAGTCAAATGTAACTGCGCAGATGGGGGAGCCTGTCGTGGTCCACGTGAGCTGATGAAACGCAGTCCCACTACCGGAGAATGAGAGGACGGCAGCCGAGCCACTCACTGTGAATGTGGTGCTCTGAAGTCCGGAGTATTGCTGCCCCTCGCTTGGCATAAATGAAAGCAACAAAAATGCCAACACACAAGATGCACAAAGAATTGCTCGTCTCATATTAGACCATCCTCCCACCACTCAGCTATCATCTCAGCGAATATACACACGAACCTTGCCAGAACTGATCTGGCTCAGATAAAGGCCATTGTTAACCACCCCAATCTTCCCACTCCTCACCTCTTCGAGATCAGAGGCCCCATTCCCCGCCCACACCTCTCTCCCAGTCAAGTTCACAACAAGGCAGGTGTCAGTGTCCTGGGTGTAGCCAGTCATCTCCATGTGATCCACAAACACATTCCCGCCTTCGTAGCCATTCGCTAAGCCAGCAGTGTCCAAAATCCATGGGTTTGTGGTGAAATCGTTTGCCATCACAGAGCTCCTCCCCGCAAAGCGGGCTAAAGTTCCTCTATAAACTTGTTGTACTCTTTCCAATTCACATCCAACGCGATTGCGACAAGGCGTTCCACGCAAGTGGCAAAGGTGTGCTCGCGAGCATAGGGGCAGCCCACTGCGTCTCCTGACTCGCTCAAGTCTCCAGCTTTACGTTCAGCCTCATACTTGAGGTCCCACGCGTCCACTTCTTGTTCAGAGACTCCGTGGTATCGAATGAGCGCCCACTCCACAAGCTCATGCACCCCTACGAGGAACTCGTATCGCCAATTCCCCATCTCGCTCACCCGCACAGAGGTATGCTCACGCCCATTCGGCTTGGTGAAGTAGTCCCCCACAGTGGGGTAGCGTTGCTTCGAGCGAGAAATCGTCTTGAGATCAATGTCGAGCATTTTAGTCTCCTATCTTTCCTCGTTATCATCGAGGCTATGCTCTGCGCGCTCGATTCTGATCTTCTTCTTTTCGCTTGGCGCATCTCCAGCCCGATAGTGATAATGCGCCGCGCATGTCTGCGGAGGACTTCCGTCCAGCCCATGTCGTTTGACATAATCAGCCCAAATCATTGCCAATTGGGCATCAAAAACAACCAGCTTCTTGTGAAGATGCAAACCTGTGCCGACAATCGTGAGCATAGTAAGAATTTGACCCATCGAGATTGACCATTCAAACTGGACCATACATTCTCCATGATCATGCCTGTAAAATACGTAAACAAAACTCCAAAAGGCCACACCACTACCGCCTTCGGCGGACCCGATTCTGCAATGGTGGCAACGGGACGGGGAACCCGAGCAGGAGGGTCGACGGGGCCCTCAAGACCATACTCTCCCGCACAACTCAATAAGTGAGCTGTGTTGTGATGTGGCCAACTCGCTGCGCGAGCCTCATGGCTCGTCCCGTTAGGGCTGGGGAGGTTCAGGTTCATTGCTCTCTCCCTTCAGGATTTCGGCCACCTGCGCTTCCTCAGGTGACCCCTCAGCAAGCACCTCCTGAATCACAGCATCTCGTGTCCAGGCGTCTGGATTGTCATAACAGGAGGTGCAGAGAAGGAGGCCATTTTGCCACACAAGCTGGGACACCCGTGTTTCGCAGTCGCATCTCTGACAGCGATGCCACGGGTCTCCCATGATTGAGCTGTGCGCGTTGTAGCCTCTTGCCATCCCAGCCTCCTCAGTCTCAGCCGCAGGCTGACTAAACTGCGATTATGGCGTAAAGCAGCGTCAGCTTCAGGGTGCCGTTGCCGGCAGCGTAGTTATTCGTTGCCTTGGTCAACGTTACTGCTGTGGCACTCGTCAAAGTCACGTTGTCAGTGGGCAGCAGAGACTTGACAAGAGAGGAGCCGTTTGTAATTACGCTTGCCAACTCCGTGCCTGTCACAAGAGCATTGCCACTTCCCTCAATGACATTAACAGCGCCTCCAGCGTCAGTGTAAGTTACACTGCCATAAAGCAGCTCTGCCACAAAACTGAGGAGATCAATTGCAAAGCCGGCGGGAGGAGCCGCGATCAATGTTTGAGCAGTTGTTTGAAGCGCCTTGATCTGCGCGGAGGTCAATGTAACTACTGCACTTGCAATTATTGCATTTGCAGTCATTGCCGAGGTTGACGCAGTGACAGGAGTCACAGCCGCGAGGGGAGCCCCCACAGCCAGGCTGTTGACGGCAACGCCGTCGTGATGTGTATAGCCCATGACTTTATCCTTTCGTTAGATGCAAATTGATGTTGTGGGTGTTCATGTTCTGAACACCCATCTCACTCAGCAATCTCGCAAAGCGAGAAGCCCCGAAGGGCCACACTCTACAAGCTATGGCCCATCGCTGCCGTAAGTCCCAATCCAATGGAAGGCACCAACCCCAAATCTGCTCATCGAGAGCATCTTGATGGAGTAGGTGTCGAAGTCGTCGCTGTACATGTCGTCCAGTGGCTTCCTCGTAATATGATACAACGAGTGCTCGCTCTTGTCTGACAAGAGACACCACCGGCCGACGGAGGTGAAATAGTGGCAGATGAAGTAGTGCAAGTCCTCGTTGAGGATTGAGTTGATGTTGTTGTCAGCGGTGTCGGGCTTGTGCGCCGAACCCAGGATTTCGCGAGCGACCCACTTGTTCTCAGGAGCGATCACAAGAAGTCTCGGCTTAACCTGCATTGGCATGCCCACGCCATCCGGCATCCTCTCGAAGTTGTTGATCGCAGCCTGAAGTGCGGTCATGCTGAGGTCAACATCCACAGAGGGTCTGTTGGGCCAAGTACCCGCGGCGCTGATGTAGGAACTCACGCCAGGTGCGATGTTCGTCGCAGACGCCCCACCTGGGAGGTAGTGCGCTGTGCTGAACAAGTTGACGCCGTCAACCGTGACGACGGGATTGAGAATGGAGTTCGATGAGATGAACCCCAAGTTGATGAGATTCCACGTAGACATCTCGCGCAGGAAATGGTGCGAGCGGGCGATGGCCTTGGGAATCTGCTTGATAAGTCCGTACTGATCGTCCTCATACAGCTCATAGGAGCTGCGAACGCCCAGCGCATAGGTATACATCTCAATGCGCTTGGTGCCGCCTTGAGCTGCATCCCTATAGGTCGAAGGCTCACCCTCTGGCTTCTCAACCATCGGGCCAACCCCCACGAACTCCGCCATGTCGATGAAGGCTTTGTCAGTGGTATCCATGTTAAAGACATGAGAGAACTCTTCTTCTCTCTGCTTTAGCTTGAGCCACTGGGCAAAGACGCCATGGAGATGGGGAGCTTGCAACTGACTCCATTGTCCACGAACTAACATTGCCAGCCTCCCTAACCAACGCCCAGCTGCGCTGCCGCAGGCAAGAACTTGAAAAAGACCCCACGATTGTCGTTGGGATCAAGTGATTCGATGACGAGAACAGCCTGATTTGAGCTGCCGCCCCCGCTGGTCGTGGTCTTGCTTGTGTCCACATACCAATGATAATCAGTGTCAGCAGTCAGACCATAGGCAACTCCCACGTTTGCCTGGGTCAGATTGGCGCCGCCCTGGGTTGGGCCCACCTGCCCCCAAAAAATGGTCGCCCCATCAGCCAGCGTGTAAGCACTGAGCTTGCCGTCATCCCACTTTGGCAGCGCAATGTTCACAGCATAGGGCTGATTCTCAATGACCTCAGCAAGTGGGCTGATGATCTGTGCCACCCCACTTGTCGTTCGGCCGGTTACTGGTTCGGCCAGAATCCCCGCAATAGCCCCAGTATACGAGCTGCCGTTCCAAATGGCTAAGAAGCCACTTGTGAGCGTCACCGGAGTACCCTTAGGACCGTTGGTGAGACCTGACCCTTCGAGGAATCGCCGCATAGCCGGCTGTGCCCCGATGGTGGACCTTGAAGCATATGCTGCCGCTGTAGCCACCTAGTCACCCCTTCCCCCTCCGCAAAGCGGAGGCCTTCCCTGATGAACCTAGACATGGGGCTTCGTCAGAATTTTGCACCCTGTGCCACTTGCTCATCAAGTTCTTCATCAGTCATTCCAAAAGCCTTCAGCTCTTCTCGGGTCGGCGTTATAGCTGAGATTTTGGACGCCTGACTACGTTGACCGCTTGGAACTTCGCTTATCGCTTGACGAAGCTCTTGACGATTTCTCTTGTCCGCCGCATTGACGGTAACAGCAGCCCGAGCCTTCTGAGCTGCGTGTAGCAAGGCGCCCTGATAGGCAGCCTTGTTTATCTTCATCAAGATTACATCACCGTTGATGTACTTTGTCCCGCCGTCACGGGAATACAACCCCAGTTTCTCAGGCTCCGCTAGATCAGCCTCAACCACGGGAGCGTAGCCTTGAACCTTGGCCTGTTCGTAGCGCAAGCCACTCTGCTCCCCGTTGTTCTTGTAGAGAGTGTGAAGGACCCAACGAGGCTGCAACATAGGGTTCTTGAGCCTCACATTCATGAAATCTGCTGTGACAAGAGGTTTTGCGATGATCTGCTCATCTTCCACAGCAACCGCTCCGCCGCTCTGCTTCGCAGCAATCTTCTGGGCTGTTGCTGCCAATGTTGCAGCAGCCAGCTTAACCGCTGCTGTGTCGATCAAAGGCTTCGCCACATTTGCACTTGTGAGTGCGGGGCCTGCCGTTGTATCAGCCATGATAAATCACCATCTCTTTCCGAGAGGCAAGAGCCTCTTCAGGCTTCAAGCCATACTTGGCCGCAAGCCTTGCCTCGTCGTCTGTGAGTCTGTCAGATGGAGGCGCTGTACGACCAGGCCCAGCGTCCTCTGAGCCCTCAGATGCCTCTGCGAAGAAGTCAGTCCTGTCTTGAGCTGCCTTGGCAATGTCTGCCATGTGCCTCCCCTTCACCACGTCGAAGGCAGTACTCCACGCAAGTGGAGAGGCTTGATTCTGAGGAGGCTCCTTCTTCATAATCTCCCTCAACTCAGGACCGTACTTTTTGAACAGAGCCTTCTCCACTGGGTCTGTGACTCCATTGGTGAAAATCATCTCGCTCTGGGCTGCGCCCATTGCAAGCATAGCCCCATACATGGGGGCGGCGCGCTGATTGAACGCTGCATCCTCATCTTCGAGGAAGGAGATTGGGGCAGCTCGCCCCTCATTGCGCTTGGGCTCCGCAAGAGGCACTCTTGCCTCCAGCTCTGAAAGTCGTCTCTTCGTCTCTTCAAATTCAGAGAGCTGACCCTTCGTAGCCTCAAGCTCTGATTTTAGAGTTGCGTGGCCCTGCACAGCCTCAACAATTTGCTCAGGTGTCAAATTGCGAAGCGCCTCAGGCACCTCTTCTTCCCTCTTGTTTCCCCACCATGGCATAAGCCGCCTCCCGTCGATTTATTTGGTCTGCTTCTTTAGATGCTGCACAACAAGTGCTTCGAGGCCCAAAATCCGATCAAGCCTTGCTATCTCTCCCTGCGCCCGATACATCACATGCACATCTGAGGCTTCTTTGAGCTGCCTGTCAGGACTTTGGCGCTCCGCCAAGAGCCACTCGAAGAATGTTTTGGTGCGGGGGTCTTGGAACCATGCCCTCATCGAGGGGGCCTTGTCAAGAATTATGTCAAGATTGGTCATATGACCCCCCCTCCACCAGCAGCTCCGCTGGGAGGTGCAGCACCGTTGTTTGGAGGAGGAGCCCCCTGAGGAGTCCCTGCTGGACCAGGTGGCTTAGGAGCCCCTCCTCCTCCAGGCGCGGCAGACATTCCACCAGGCAATGCCCTTTGTGGGGCTTGGGGCGCTGCGGCAGCCTGTACTTCAGGAACATATCTCTCCACTTCGTCGTAGCCGAAATGTCTAAACACCGACTTCATCAAGGTATTTGCGGCTTCGATGGAGTCGTTGAGGTACTGTTTAATCTCAGGTGGAGTGAATTGGTTGGATGCTGCTTGAAGCATCTGCCCAATCATCTGGTAGTGCTTCTGCATCAACCCCGAGAGCATGATGTCAGCTTGCTTTTCAACTTCTCTGTTGACTGAGGCTGTGGACGCAGAGACTGGGAGGCATATCGCCTTGTCACGTATTCCCTCGAACGCAGCCTGAATAGCTGGTCCGTCAAGTCCAAATTGTCTTGGACGTGTGCCAAGCCCAAACTCCGCATACTGCTTTGAGAGCAAACGGCCCAATTTGGTATGTGCATATCTTATATCCGTGATGTTGAGGTCAGTGCGTGTGTTGCCTTCCTGAAGGAGAGAGAGCGTGCCCATCGCGCTGTAAACTCCACGTTTGGACATCACCCCTGAGCCCATGCCTTGTATGGGGGCTGAGACGCCACTACGCTTCTCGGCCAGCTCCAGTGACATCCTCTCCTCATCAATCATCATGGGGGAGACCTGCCCAGGCGAGAGGCCCTCGATGTCGCCTTTCTTTCCTGGGAGAGTGGCACCCGGGAACACTCTGTAGCCCTTGTCGAGAATTGCATCCGGGTCCACCCGCCATGTCATCGTGTTGGCAACAGTGGAGTTGTCACGACGCTGATTGTGAATCTGCGAGATTTCTTCTTGAAACATCCCAAGGGTCTCACAGAACCCGTAGCCGTAGAAGTAATCATCTCTGTAGAAGAGGCGCGCAGCCAAAAACACCTCGTCAGGGTAGTACTGATAGTATGCGCGGAGGAGTTTGTTGTTCTTCTCGTTGTACCATGCCATACATCGAACAAAGCGCCCACGATTGACGCGGTACTTGAAATGGCATTCGTAGATGTGGTATTCTTCGAAGCCGTAGGTTGCGCTGACCTGTGCCCCTGCGTCAGTCTGCTGCATCTGAGCCACTGCATCAGGCGAGGTGAGGTCAGGCTTCCCAAGAATCTCCTTAACTTTGGCCTTGTCGTAGATGCCCCTCCACGCCCGCTCCTCAAGCGCAAAGCGGCTCAATCTGATTCTGTGGGCCTTGAAATCCGCAGACTCAATAGTCTTGTGAACTGGGGACATCAAGAAGTCATTGAATGGGAGTTTCTCAGGTCGCGGCCCCTCGTAGGTGATGTCTGCGTAGGGCTTCCCAGTCCCGTCACCTGCTGGAGCAATCTTGTCCTCAATCTCCGTGATCCACGGGCACTTCAAGACAGAGGTGCCATAGCGAATGGCTTCCCCAAACCATTCATGATACACTCGATAGAGATCGAGTTCTGTGGGCTCCAACCCAACGTACTGCATGAACTCCTCAAAGGCATTCTTGAACTCAATGGCCTTCTTGGGGTACTTGCCTATGAGTCGAGCTGTCCACAGTGGGCTTGTCTTGATGATGGCGTTCATCACCCGAGCGAGCAGTGTGTCACAATGAATGGCGATGACCGGGACAACGAGGTTGGAGGCGCCATGCCATGGGAACTCCCGTGTGGACTCAGCAGGCGTAGCCTCGTAAGCCTTGCGCCACTGCACAATCCTGTTCTCGTGAAGGTCGGAGAGGCCGCTCTTGAGCCCACGAATACGTTGGCCCAAGTAACGACACAGCCTCTCCTCAGCCTCACCACTCAACGGGATTTTGATCTGCTCAAGCAAAGTGCTCCTGTCCGACTTAAGCTGTCTGCGTGACGACGGGCTGCGTGACTACTGGAAACGTGTTGAGGATAGTCACCACGGCCTGAGCGTAGGTGGCAATCTTGGCCTGAGCTGCTGCCGTCTCCAGTCCCTGAGCGGTCAGAGTGGGTAACAGCTTCGATTCGACCATTGAGATGACATCAGCCATCTTCTGTGCACCGGTGCCAGTTTCCTGGCCGACCACGGCCCATGAGGCCTCAGTCTGGGCGACGGCCGACACGACGATATTGAACTCCGGGCCAATCGCGGGGAAGGCTAA